AATTAAGCAAAAGGGATTATAAGTCCGGGCTTAAATCTAAATAATTAGATCCACTTGCCGCTAATTTTTGAATCAGCAAGTGTAATTGTGTTCACTCGTAAAACTGGTCAAGTCCTGCATAGCCGTAAAGAGTGGAGCAATTGACATAATATCCAGCCACGGGTAAGATGAGCCAATGGAAAGAAAAATCATCTCCAACAGCTGTCATCTCAAACACACGTTGTGTACTATTGTTTGTCACATAACGTTGGGCCAATTGTTGTCCTGTTGTGGCTTCAAACAAGCAAGGGGAGTAGTACGGAATTTCTCCCTCACTTGAGTTTAAATTGGGGCCTGTCACAAACATACCATGAAATGCTGTGCCAGCTTGATTACACACCATATGAGATATGTATTTCGTATTGGCCTGCAAACTCATATATTTATTGCGAAGTGAACCACGCCAAAAACGATAAAACAACCCATACATATCACGACCCAAAAGAATGGTGCCTGATGCAGTTGATGGATTCAACAGTGTTTCATTGTATGGACCGTTAAAAGCAAAGTTTGGACTGAACTTGTGGGCCATTTGACGCAGAGTAAGTATTTCCTCACCACAAATCAAGTGATCTTGAGCATAACCTTCAATAGATGGATGAATTGGTTCAAAATCATCATTAAAGTCCATACGTGGGCAACTCTGCACATGATAGTAAACATCCTTAGGTGCACAAACTCGAAAGTCTGAACCAGCAGCCTTGTAAGTATTGATGTAAATTGGATTGGACAAAGAAGCATCATTTTGAGACCATGCGAGAACTGCAACAAACAGGGAATAAGGTGTAACGTTAGTGGTTGACGTGGCTGCAACTTGTTGTGAGCAGTATGGTAAAGTCATTTCAACCTCTGTGCTGCCCTGTACTTCCACTATCTTATGGTAACACACGCGCCAATCAGATGTTGAATCAACTGCCAAGAAAAACACCAATCTCACAGATTGAAAAATTGATGCTGTAATGTAGCTTTTGACTTTAATAGAACCATACCAATACCAATACTGTAACCGAATGTGGTCGACAAATGTCAAATTTGCATCGATGCCTGTACTGCATATAGCAATAGGATATGATGCAGGCAAAAATGCAACAATAGAAACCAACGAGGGTGTGCTGGCAATATAAGTAATTGACATCTCATCAGCAGTGATTCCACCAACATTTGGGGCTGTGGATATTGCATTTTCATTGTCAACTGCAATCTTTGGAAGAGTGTCTATACCATTACCATTATTGATGTTAAAATTGGGATTTTGGGTCACCATTGTAGAAACATTCATTGTGGTTGGCTTAGACAATCCAAGCATTGCTAACATCAGTGCATTTTCAGCTGCACCTATAGCAACATTAGCCATAGTAGATCCCACTAACTTGACAGTCTTAATGGCTGAATTTAGTGTAGATGTGACTGTTTTTGTTGCATCCGTTGATGTTAACTTTCGTGCTCCTTCCATGTTCTTGCTTAGCATAGCTTTATGCATTTGAACTTTAGCAACAGCACCTTCTCGACTTTGAACTGTGTCGAACTCAGCTGCAAGTCTAACCTTGCTAGCTACTGACCCGGGGCGGTCAAGCAGCCTTTCTCGGATACTTGTGTATCCAGTTGATGTGTCTGTTGGCATCCAAACACGTGCATTAACAAAACTAGCTGTAATAGTTAGTTGAGCGCTTGCTGTTGCATTATCTGTGTTTGTGAGGGGATTCATAACATAGATAGCAAACTTTCCCATTTCACCATTGCCATATTTTCCAAGATCAATAGCTCGAAATGGGGAAACAAATGGCACTTCAAACGTAACAACATCACTGCTGGAAGCATCAAAAAGCATGTGAGGATGACCAGACAGTTGGTATATGTTTGTAGGCAATGTTTGTACGGCCAATGTTGAACTATCAACTGGATAATACTCTGCAAATGGGAAAAAGATAATCATGCATTTGCCGAACAAAACACGTGAGGCTGTAGTTCTCACACTGTATCTTATTGCATCAGCAGAAAACAAGCGAAAATCATTAAGCTTGTCAGCAATGGGAGGTTGCTGAAATATAGCTTGTGGAAATGATATCAAAGACAACAAGGATCCTGCAGCTTGTGATGTTAACCAAGGTACAAAAACAACAGGATTAGGGACATCTACTACGTTATATTCTCTATTCAGAAAATCATTGAAGTTAAATGTCTCCATGTTGGATGCCTTATATGGCTTCTGACCACCTTCTGCATTTATAACACCTTCTGTAACTGGGGCTACGTCATCAAACGTTCCCAATTCATCCACTAAAGTGGGCACCGGTTCGTTCACTGCTCTATCAGTAAACTCTGTATTTCTCGTCTCAACTGGAATAAAGGTTCCTTCATGAAATTTAATGTCTTTCGACTCAGTTTTAAACTCTGTCTTTGAGTTCCCAGCATGATACATTCTGTTATAATAAGTGCCATAAAGCAATTTTCTGGACAAAATGGCGTCATATAAACGAGGGATGTTTTGACGCACTGCAAGGAGACACTCTTTTGAAACGAGTTCAAATATCTCACGAGGATGATGTGACAACTCTAAGAAAAACGTATCTGCTACTGATAGCATTTGAATTTCATCAGAATTGTCTCCTCTAACCCAATAAAAGGCTTCACATATGGTAACCAATGGCAATGGTGCTCTATAAATTCCCATAGCATCCTTAACAAAAGACCGACCTATAAAATTAATCGTATTCATTGTATCATACGCCTCATGTTCTAATTTAGACCAATGAGTGTATTTCACATTAAAACGACGTTCATAATGAGGTGCAAAATCACTACAACGCAGATTAGGGACATCTGCAGCCAGGATATTGTCGTCACCATACACTGACATTTCAAACTGTGTTTCATCTAAATGAAAATCCTCTGTTAGCACAATGTAGTTCATTGCTATTTGAATGAGAGAATTCCATTCTGACGTTATTGGATTACCAGTAGGACCAGAACCTTTAGTTTGAAAGACAGTGTCATAGCACACAAGGACGGCCTCATATAAGTGTTCGCAAAGTAGTTCGCGTACACGTTTATTAGTTGGACCATCATCATACCACTTATTGATGAAATCAACAACAATAAGAGCTATAAATTTTGGAATAGAGCCATCCCAATTCTCAAAGTCACCAGCAACGATAGATTTGCCAAACCTATTTAATCGAAGATACATATCTGACCATTCAATAGAATGAGCATTAATACCAACGCAAACAGGCTTAACACCAGCTAAGCTTTTAAGATAACCAATAAAGGTACCAAAATAAACTCGCATAATAATTAAATAGTGCACTGGGCATGCAGTAAATAACCTAGTTTTGCCAGCTTCAACCTTAAGATAAGGACGAGTTTCATCTTTTAGAGTGACACACCAAATGACGACGATTTGCTCTCCATTCTTGAGTTTCTCAATAAATTGCACCAACTGAGATCGAAATTCAGGCTCATAGGAATACTCACAGCCTTTAATAATAATATAAGCTGTTTTGCCTTTCTTATGAGCATGATTCCATGGATATCCAGCAGAAGTACCTGCATTAACAGATCTGATTTCTGTACCAGGTATACCACTGAGTGCTTCCTCCAAAGTCAACAACCTACGATCTGCAATCTGAGGATATAGCATCATGAGGTAATCAATAACGTTCTGCCTATCAAAACATGTTTCGACAGTGTGTACAGTTCGCAACTTTTTCATGGCCAAAAGTAATGGATTAATAAGCTCACCTTCAGAATTGCGGAAAACTGTTAAGTGAGCTGGAATACATTCAGCAGGACCACGCCAACCAAACATGAGAGATTCTCTTAATTTGCTGCGGGTAGGTGGAAAATGACACATTGATGGCTCTGTTTTATACAAGGCATCAAATGGTATAGTCATATCTGCACTTTGGACTGAATCAACTCGCATACCTGCTTGTACAAGCAAACTATCCAAACAATCCTGTGTAAAGGCTAAAGCAAAACCATAATCTGATGTAGATGTAAACCTACGACAAACATGAAAACCAACTATCTTAACAGATCCTTGTTGAGACGCAATAGTTACAACAGAACCAGAATCACCTTCAGTGGTGTGCTCATAATAGTTAATGCAAAAATTCACTTTAAAAATGTTTTCTCGCATGTCAACATATGATGTTGGACTTAGAGCTCTACCTTTAGTTATTGGCTTTATGTTAGCTTGACGATCACCTGTCACAGATAAAAGGTGCATTGGTGTGCCTTCTACTATATCTGCGACATCATCATCTAACCAAACATATTTGCGCAAACTAGGAGGAAGTGTGGGTATAGATTCAACTCGAAAAAATGCACAATCCTCACCTTCAACTTCGTAGCATAGTGGATCATCAACGGTAATAGAACCATTAGTCCACTGCATGCGTATCTGTATAAGGCATGATGTGTAGTCATCATATTTCTTAATGAAATGAGCTGGAACAAAAAACACACCATCTTCATAATGAAAGCCTTCCGCTTGGGAGCCTGAACCAGGCACTGACTTCTTAGTGACTGGGTCAATGGCTCTACCATAAAACAAAACAATACCTTTAGAGACATTGTTTATAAGACATTTCATATAATTTGATTCATTTGATTGTGTACTTGTGCGAGAACCAACATTCATAGGTTTAACAGTTCTGGTTTTAGATTCCATAGTATTCTTATATCGCCTATTAGCTCTCTTTCCCATTTTACCTTGAAAACTCTGAGATTCATCTTTACGCCAAAAATACCAAACGCTTGTTGCTGTTGTGATAGCTATAAGCAAAAAGAACAAGAGGGAATAAAACCTAATTCTCTTTATGACAGCTGGATCCTCAACATCCTCATCTTCAAATTTGGCTTGGAGAGTTCGACGCAAGTAGTCAGTAGCTGACATTGGTTGATAATCTGGATCTAGCCCTAATGGGTCAGGCAATAGATTCTCAACTGTGGTAACATCAACATCATCTTCAATATGTGTGGCGTCTCTTGCTTGTTGAAAATCTTGAGGCATAATCAAATCCTCCATCTCAAAATCTAACAAATGTTTGTTGAAAGTTGACGTACCAGACTGAACTGCATCATTTGGATTATGAGTCCGGGCAACATCAGTTGGCAACTTGTATTTATCAAACATTGCATCAAATTCTGGAAAATGTTCTTTAATATCATCTTCTGTGTAAATTAGCTTCTTAGAAAACTCATGATTTGACAAACGAATATCAAGCATAAGAATGCTAATTTCAGCTGCTGTGAGGTGTTTACCTACATTATCAGGAAACAAGTCACATTTATCAACACGGAAGGATATCAGATGAGGGGCATCCACATTATCCAAACGTTCATCACGATGAAGAATTATCTGAGCACGACGCAAAAAGGCTTCATGATCTGTAAGACCAATCTGCCAAGTACATTTCTCAAAACCAGCATTGCATAAATTAGTTGTGCCAATAATAAAATCAGAATCAAAAAACACTGCACCTTTAGACTCAAAAGCCATAGGCATGTTGTAAGCACTAGTGTTAACCATATTTATGATATTAGTAGCTTCAACTTCTCGAACCTTAACATCATTGTTCTTGAACATATCGTCCATCTGAACAAACATCTGGTGTGCATAACCTTCATGAAATTCATTACTTGGGTTAAAAACATAAATACCTTCAGGACCTTTAGGGTACTTGAGAATTGTGCATAACATGTCATGAACTAAATTGAATGTTGTAGTCTTGCCTACACCAGGAGGACCAGTGACAAGAACAAAAACAGGTGTATCACGAGCATGAGTTCCACGCAAAAAAGCATGACTTAATTTGCAAAGTGTTTCAAGTTGATCTAGACGCTTTGTGAAATATGATCGCAAAAAGCTGGGCAACAATGACATTTTGGGGTCACGTCCGCAAGCAATAGCAATAGGCTCTCGTTTTAAAATTTCTTCCATCAAGGGTTTATTTGTTGATAATGAAGCTTTATATTTCATATTTGCTTCAACAAAATCCATTGTTGCATATAAATCTGCTGCGAATTTGTGATAAGTAGGATCAAAAGGATCAAAACCAAAAATAAACATTCCAAGGAAAGATATGATGTTTTTGAACAAATTGGCTTGATCTGCAATGAAATTAGTTCGATGATTCAAATATTGATACATGGCATTAGCATCACGAACATCGCGTTCAGACATATCACCCTGTGTTACTGTAGATAACAACTTAGCAAAGGGTTTAAGCCAAACAGAAAAATCATCATTTGCAAGGGCTTGAGTTTTGTCACGACGCTTACGAATCATACGAGCACGAAAAGAATCATGCTCTGTAATGCTACGACGTTTCTTAATCTCATTAAGCTCATCAAACTCTTCAAGGGTCAAATTTAAAATCTCTCCTCCAGCATTCCAAACAAAAGTAACAGGAATCTTTGTTGATCTCAAACCAGGTATACTCATTATAACCTCTTTCACGAGCTTAGCTCTAGTAAAAGCGAAATATGACGCATGTGTGAAAGCTTGAGGTATATTACCAGTAATAACATTATAAATAATGTGAACTGTGGCATTTAACTCAACAAAGAGAATTGTTGTTTCATCTGAAATGGTTGCTGTACTATCTGTGAAAAACAATGAAGTTTCATCAATAATTCTAGAAACATATGTGTAAGATTTGCGAATAGGACGCAATATCCTACTGAATTTGAAAAAATCAGACACATTATCTGAAACATATTGATACAACTTAAACAAAGTGCCATCAAGAGTCCATGTGATCAAGGTCCAAACAGAACAAATTGCAGTGGAAACTTTAATAAGATCCCAGATGTGTTGCAGGTAAGACTTTTCTTTAGGTGGGTCATCAAATTCCAAAGATTGGCAGGAATCACGAATAACATCCAAACTACAGTCAAAATCTTGCAATTCTGCTTTAGCTTGACGATCCATAAGGCGACCCTTAACAAGTTTAACACGCTTGTTAGCTTTGTTTGACTTAATAGCATCAGTCTTGAGAACTGCTGTTTTAATTTTGCCAAAATAATTCTGATAAATCATGTCAGTTACTTCTTGTTTGGTTGCACCTCGCATGAACATCATCTGGGCAGGTGGCTGCTGCATGATGGACTTAAAAGAATTTTTGAGTGTTAAGCGGTATTCTTCACGTTGGTAGGATGGAAGACCACTAACCTCAAGATAATGCTTTGCATATCGAATCACTGAATCTCGTAGCTGTATGGCCATCTGTCGGAAGAACTGGAAAAATCTCAAGTACTGCGTATAGATAGTCTTACCTTTAGGATTATCAACACAAACTTCATACAAGTAGTAATTAGTTGGGATAAATGGCACCATCCAAGACATCTTCATATAATCTGAAGGTTTCAAAGGATAGGATTTTTCGGACCAAACATAACACTTATGCATCAAAATTGTCACAATGTTGATACCATTATTTTCTTTAACTTCTTGGCGCAACAAATTACTGAGCTTTGTCTTAGTCAACATTTTGGCTGTTGCATGCATATGCTCAATAACTTCATACCAGAAATTATGTTGTGTAACATCACAATTGTAACGAAACAGAGGTGGAATAAAGTTATTTCGAGTCTTTTTAGACTCAAAACAACGTTTGGGTATTGGGGCCAAACAAATCTCTGGATTATTTTCAAATTTATGATGCTTATGTTGTGATTCAACATGCTCAAACTTATAATTGGTCTCTAATTCTTTCACATTGGAAAAAACGTGTACGAGAGCAACGCGATAAGCTTCTGCTTGTGATTCACACATATCTTGGATATTATAATGTAAACAGGTACCCAACATTCTAGTTGTTTCAACAACTGCTAATTTCTCAGCATCTGTTGAAACTTTGGGTTCTGATATTGTGATATTTTTAATGAAATGGCAAACTTCCTCCCAATGGAGGTTTCTGAGTGCTGCATTCAATATAACTCCGGCATATTGATGGTCTTCAAACACTAGACCTGCATATTCTTGGCGTGGTTGTGTTTTCCAGTCGTCACCAGTGTTCTGATGTTTTGATATATGCAGATCCAATAATTTGGAATCTTCTTGTGTTGGTGCTGTGGGAGCATGAGCTACTTTTGCAATAGTATTATTCTTACGATGGTCTTTCTTTGTGTGATTGGATTTTGAGGATCCACCGCATTTAGATTTAGACGCATAATCGTCTAAATAATCATTTGCTTTTTGCTTTGGGGCCGCACGGCCTCCTGACTTATTAACAACTGTGGGCTTAGCAGCCTTATGATGTTCAATTTGTGCTTTTTCTTGTTCAAAATCAAAAAGATCGTTAGAGAGATCAGTTAAATCGGATGAATCAAAAAGAAGATCAATGTCTTCGAAATCATTATTACTTTGGACAAAATCCATATAGGACTTGTTGTGTCTAATGGCCTTCTGAGAAGGTGTTGCTATTTGGTTGTAGGGGGTATATATTAAACTTTCTTGTTCTCCAAAATAGTTTGCTACATGGTATACAAAACCGTATACAGGGTTTTTTGTATGTATTTGTTTTGTCTCAAAGTAAGGTGCATTGACGGTTAAGCTGCACACTAAATGAGAATGATAAATAATAACATACGTAAAAATCACAAAAACGTCAGGGATATTATGTGAATTGGAAGTGTGTAGTGTGGTGATATAGAAGACGAAGACAAAAAATGCCAGACAAAAATCTGAAACACTCAATGAAATTTCGCACGGATTCGGCTCCGTAATTGAACTAGGTTCAACCCCCAGCCTACGCACACGTACTATAAAAGCTTGCAACATTAGCGTTCGATCACTTTACAAAATCTTTAGAAGGATGTAAAATGAGATGCACTTAAT